GAAAGCGGCCGTTCCTAAGCCTCCCAAGGATTGCCCCGAAGGCAAAGTATTAAATGAGGCGACAGGACGCTGTATAAAACAGAAAAAAGGCGCTGCTGGGGCTGATGGAGTTGCTGGCGATGATAACAAGGCTGCGAAAGCGGCGAAAGCTGCGAAAGCGGCCGTTCCTAAGCCTCCCAAGAATTGCCCCGAAGGCAAAGTATTAAATGAGGCGACAGGACGCTGTATAAAACAGAAAAAAGGAGTTGCAGGAGTTGCAGGAGTTGCAGGAGTTGCAGGAGTTGCTGGCGTTGCTGGCGTTGCTGGCGTTGCAGGAGTTGCTGGCGTTGCAGGAGTTGCAGGAGTTGAGGGAGTTCAAGGAGTTGCAGGAGTTGAGGGAGTTCCAGTAGTTCAAGGAGTTCCAGTAGTTCAAGGAGTTCCAGTAGTTGCGGAAGTTGCGGAAGTTGCGAATGACGATCAATATAGCTTTTAAGATATAAGAATGTGTGGTGCGTTATAATTAATATAAGAATTATAGAAAAATATATATAGATATGTATATATTATTATATTCAGTAGTTATTTCAGCATTGATTTTTGGCGCATATCAATACTTTGATAGTATAAATAGAGATGCAATTACACAACCCTATGATATTACTAAGGATCTTCTAACAGTTAATAACATTATGATATTTATTTTAATAGTATCAATAGTATTCTTTATAATGTATATGGGGTTTAATGAAGACCCCGATATATTCTCTTCGCTGGGAATATTTGACAATGATAATAATTCAAATGACATAAAAAAAACTAATGTTAACCCGAGTGTTTTAAGAAATACTACAGACCCTATGAAAATGGGATTTGAGCCCTATAATAGCGGAGGCTCAAAGAGTTCTTCTGATTCTGACACTTCTTCAGTAATATCTTCAGTTTGCTCAGCTGATAGCGAATAATTTATAAATTTATATATATGCCGTCGGGTCTACATTTAGAGCTTTCAAAATGCGTTTATATAATATCGGTGAAAAGTTAGCAACCGAACAATTCTCATATTCTTTAATAATTTTTTCTTGAATTCCTAATTTGCGTGCTAAATCTACTTGCTTCCACTTTAAGGCATTCCTCGCTGTAGAAATTGCTTGCGCTTGTGCGTGTGTTATTTTGTTTAACGCAGGCAATTCCTCATTATTCAATCGCTGAAATTCCTTATTACCCATCGGTTTTGCTGCAGTATGATGGGCGTCCTTCTTTTGTGCATTAACAGAGTTTTTACTCCTAATTACAACAGGATTCCAGTCTTGATATATTGCGTTCATTTATATATATATCATTTATTATTTATATATTTATACAAAAAACAATATAAAGGAATATATAATATAACAATATATAATATGTCAGGTCTGGGCGCATATTTAAACAGCAAAGGGATTGAAGAGTTAGAAGGAAATGTAGGAGGATGTCCGCCTGAATATTTAGATTTAATAGAATTAACAAAGAAACCCATTGTTAATGTAATGGAAATTGGTTTTAATGCTGGACATTCTGCAGAGTTATTTTTGAAAAACAATGATGATATACAATTAATATCTTTTGATATTGGCGTGCATACTTATCTTTTAGATGGAAAAGCATATATAGATGCAAAATATCCTAACAGACACACGCTAATTCTTGGTGATAGCAAAATGACTGTTGCAAACTTTTACAAAAATAACGAATATAAGAAATTTGATTTTATATTTATTGACGGAGGACACGACTATGAAACTGCTAAGGCTGATCTGGAAAACTGTTTTCACTTGGCACACAAAGATACTATTGTTGCACTTGACGATACAATTTATAGACAAGATTGGACTCAACACTGGACTATCGGCCCGACGCTAACTTGGATGCAACACTTGGAGCAAAATAAGATTACAGAGTTGAATAGAGTTGAATATGCACCTGGTCAGGGTATGAGTTGGGGTAAATATATATTTTAGGATATTCTAATATTCTAATATTATTTATTTTTATATAATATAAACTATCATTATGTGCTGGAATGCTTCTGTATCATTAAACACCTATATATTTGGGTTATTTGCTTCATCTTTTGCATACTTTAATGGTATTATGAATTTAACTATCAATCATTCATAATTATGCAGTTGTTAGAATATTTTATATGGTCTAAAACATTTTCTAACAGACTTCTATCTCAAATAGCATTTTTTATTATAATATGCCAACCTATATTTAATATTTTGAAAATAGAATCACAACCGGAGGTAATACCATATTTATTAGTGGCATATTTTGTATTTATTGGAATACTATATACAATTGTGATACCATTAAATACCGTAGAATTTTCAACAGTTCCAAGTAAAAACGGGCATCTGGCTTGGAAATGGTTAAATGTCAATATATTTATAATAGTAATATGGTTTGCATTCCTATCATTATATTGGATTGTAGATAAACAATATATATTATTTGCATTTGTAGCAATATTTCTAATTATATCAATAATACTATATAAGGAAACTAATACTTGGGGGTCTATGTGGTGTTGGATGGCTAATTTTATATCTATTTATTTAATCTATTTAGTATTTAGCAAGGATTTTTGTAAGATATAATTAAAAATTATACTTTTTAGCAAGTATAAATTGATCTGTTGCACCATCTGTATATTTATGAATGTCATTTGCTAATAATATATAATCGTTTTTCATTAAATTTATAATGCTATTTTCAGTAATACCTGTCCAATCATAAGTCATTGTTGGATATATTGGGTGATTATCACCTGCACCGCATATACCTGTTTTACCAAGTAATCTACAATCGTCAATAATAATAATATCATCATAGTTCCTCTTTTTTAATATTTCAAGCTCAAAAAGCAAAGGGACTTCTTCATCTCCAAATGCAGTTGTCCCACCGCTATAATGTGCATCTAAATATATAGTAATAGGCTCAGTAATATTATTAAGTAATTCTGGAAGAATATTTTTAGAGTCCCCAAGATACATTTTGACATTACTGTAATTTTTAAATTGTTCTACATTGTAATGATACCATTTGTCAGCCAATTCTATAGAATGTATATTTTCATAATTATTTAATACATCTTTTATCCCATTGCCTAAATAAGTTCCTGTTTCTATATAATGGCTTGTTTTTCTATTATTAGTCAAAGTATAAAATTCGTTAGTTAAATTTGGCATAATTGATTAAATATATATACAACTATAAGTCTTTATATGGTAAAGTAAAAGTAAATGCGAAAAAAACTTATGGATGAAGTAATATCAAAAAAATAATTATATATACACATAGATACATTATAATATTATTATCTTTTACATAGCTAAATATTGGTAAAACATTCTAATTTTTTATAAAAATCGTTAATTGTAAGCCCTGATTTTTCATACATATCTTTATAATAACTTGATTTATTATATTCACACTCATATTTAATATAATATCCAAGTTCATTTGAAAAATTTCCGGAAGTCCATCTCGTAGTTCCGTTTATATTTCTAACAGTATACATAATATATGGATATTCTTTTACAAGATGATCTACTTTATTAAGTATTAAATGTAATTTTATAAGTTGCTCCAAGTTCCAATTATCTTTGTATTTCATATTATCAAAATATTCATTAGATCTATTCACAAAATTATGTAATATATTCAAATACGGCTCAATATTTTTTTTTGACAAAACCACATGTCTATCTGTATATCCTAAACATTGCTCGCTATCTGGTATCCAGATTTTATCCTCGCTCATAAGTTTTACTTTTGGATGAGGCATTTGATAAATATAATCGCTTCGCGTAATAATAAACCTATCATATGTATTAAGTAAATCATTGTCTATTAAGTTCTTTAATAAAAACCATCTAAAGAATATCAAGATACCTGCTGACCCCGGATGCTCGTTTTGGCTATCTTTTATACCACCTAAAAATTGATCTTTTATTTTTAAAAATTCTCGCCAATATAACTGCTTTTTATAAGTATGCACATGTTCCTGAGTTACAAGATTATGCAAATTACAAGATTTTATTCCGTAAACTTGATTTTTCCATAAAGTGTCAGGAAATTTATCTGTATGAACTACTATTTTATCTTCATCACACTCTGCTAAATTAGGCATATTCTCATAAAAAGTAATGTTATCTGTAGATTGTTTAGGTTTTTGTAATCTCCCATAGAGAGCATTAGTATTTTCAATGCATTCATATTTTGGTTTGGTTTGAGACAATATATTATAAGCATATTCAAAAGCATCCCCAAAATCATCTGGTTCATCATAAGTAAACTTATATTTTGCGTGCGTATAAAAGGGGTTATTATAATCATAGTCTGGTTTAACACCAATACATACACATAAATCAGCATTTAATTCGTCAAGAACATTCTTTTTAAAAGTATCAAAGGTTAATTCGCTCGCACGCGTTTCGCTTAAAATAATAACAAGTGTATTTGACATATTATTTATATATTATTTATATATTATTTACATATTATTTATATATTATAATAATTACTAAAAACGCACTCATTGTTATATTATTTATTCTTATTATCCATAATCATATCATAATAGAAGCGTTTATTTAGAGAGTAATAGCAAGAAGGTTTAAACTTTCTTCCAAATAAACTTTTACTTCTTAATAAATGATGCAATTCTTCCTCGCTAATACTTTTATAATTTTTTAATTCTCTTGTAGATACATATTTATACTTCATATCTTCCCAATTTGCAAATGTTGTTGCCATTTCAGGTGGATCTTCATATGATGTTGATATTATTTCATTAGATAATAATGATTTATTAATATTATTATCATACACATATGATAAATATGATATATAGCAAAGTTCATCAGGTGCATAGGTATCTTTGAACCATAATAAGTAATCATCTGCGCCCTTTAATAGTAATTCACTATGCGGTCTATTGAGAATACACCATTGTGATGCTTTATTAATATGTATTTTAGGAATATATTTTAAGGCAACCTCGCAATCTGGAAAGCAATCGTCTGGATGTGCTATATGAAAATAGGAATGTTTAGTATCAAGCAGATTATATATATAATTAAAAGATTTTAAAGGAATGCAAGAGCCCGATAAAAATATAAAGTGTTTATTATTTGTATCCTTTAATGCCTCCCTAATCAATAAGTTTTGAGCCTTCACTATAGAAATATCCGCGTATTTAGTAGCTATTGTTTTATTTACTTTGTAATTATTGAAAAATTCTAAATTATCATTTACCTTATAATGAATATAAATACTGTATTTATTTTTACTTATTCCATTAAAGAAATTAAACCAGATGCTTTCGTGATTAATTATGTCGTATATTAAAAAGAGAAATGCGATTTTATTCATATCCTAAAAAATATAAATTCTAAAGCTTCCATAAATATATTATTGATTCATATATTTATATAGTAAAAATAAATGTTCACGATGGGACTTGAACCCATAATCTTCGCTTCATAAGAGCGACGCCCTAACCGATTAGGCCACGCGAACAAGGTAGATGGATATTGTTCTCAATTCCACTACATACTATATAATATAGTTAATCTTTATATCATTTTGTAATTATTTATAATTATTTATAATTATATTTTACATCCCTTCTTAATTGGATTAATTTTGATGGCATATTCATTGGTGCTCATAGGCTCTAACAGGTCGCTATCTAATCTGTTGGAATATGCGTTAGATTTATCAGGCATCTTTGTAATACTACAATTATCAAATACTGGCGTTGATTGATAAACCATACCTATGTTTCCTGTATCTCGCGCTGCTATGCTATTCTCAAAGGCCTTCTTAGATGACATTTCAATTTCAGAGGGATCATTATTAATATTAATATTTCCAGGATTTGGTGTATATCCGGCGCTCATCATAATACCCTCGCGCGTTCCATCAATCTCTGCATTTTCATCTGCAGTTCTGTCCATCTGTCTAAAATCACTTCCAGAACCGGCTATTCCATATTCATTTGTATCAGACAGGAATTGCTTATGAGTATTCTTGAGTTCCACATTTGCATTCATATATCCACCAAACAATCCTTCTAATACCCCGCCTAAAAATCCATACTCCGATTTACCTTTAATCAAAGTCTCTTTTGTCGTTGTTTTGGCGACTAAATCAGGGTTATATAGAGTTACCCTATAAGTCGTGCCGCCAATATTGCGAACGCTGTCTAATTTGGGTAATGTTTGCCTCAGCGTCTTCTTAGCATCATTGTCGTCAAACATTATATATCCTACCCCCTTATCTCCCTTAATATTCGCAATATTCATATCGTGTATCATCGTTTCTTTCACAGTAGTCTTCGCAGTATCATTTAAAGCCGAGTAGGTCTCCTTGTTTCCCGATAAATTCATTAATTCGCTATCGTGCACCGTTGTTTCTTTCACGGTGGTTTTTGCAGTATCATTTAAGGACGAGTAAGTCTCCTTGTTTCCCGATAAATTGATTAATTCACTGTCGTGCACTGTGGTTTCTTTCACGGTGGTTTTTGCAGTATCATTTAAGGACGAGTAAGTCTCCTTGTTCCCCGATAAATTGGTTAATTCGCTATCGTGTATGGTGGTTTCTTTCACGGTGGTTTTTGCAGTATCATTTAAGGAACTGTAGGTCTCCTTGTTTCCCGATAAATTGATTAATTCGCTATCGTGTATGGTGGTTTCTTTCACGGTAGTTTTCATAATATGATTATCAGGGTCATAGGTGGTTGCTTTGCTTGGTATTTGGATGCTTGGATTGCCTACAGCCCGCTCAGCCTCAACAGTGTATTCTTTCATCGTATATTTAAGAGCATCCATTATAGGAGCTACAATGGCCTTCACAAGAGAGCTAACATTTGATACGACTGTTCGCGTCTCTGTGGTATTACGCTCATTATCATAAACCATAATATTACTTTTACCGTAATCATTTTCTAAACCCTGTCCAGGGGAGTTTTCGCCATATTTTGCAGCACCCCTATAATCCACATGAAATTCTTGGCGGGCGGTAGGTCTTATATTTTGCGCTGGTCTCTCTGCTTCTTTTGTAATTGCTCCGGTAGTTTTTAGCCACATATCAGGAGATACTTCAAAATTTGTGTCCGGTCTATTTTTGTCAAATGGTGTTATAATGCTGCGCTGCGTAGTTCCTTTAGGCGGTGCTTGAATAGGTAATTCAAAATATGTTTGCTTTTGATTAATTTTACTCCGCAATTCATCTAAGCTGCGAGGTTTAGCGTAATCTGCTGTATCCATTTGATGAAATCCGCCAGTAGGAGCAGCGTCAAACCCTTTATTAATACCAGGACCAACTCTTATCTTTTCTATTGGGAAAAAGTTATTAACACGCGAAGAATTATTTATACGGGACTTAAGAAAATCATCGTTATTTTTCATACTACATACATTTCCCCCAGCGTTCATTTCGGGTTTGAATAAACACGGCACTTCTTTCTTATTTTGCCAAAACTGATTATTCCCCATTTTAGTATCAAATACTGATGACATATTTTCTACATTAGTATTTTGCGTTACATTCTTTCTTAAAAAAGGCTTCATATTATTATGTGAAAAACTATCCTTGTTTATCCGTTCGCCTGTTAAAGATGAAACAAAGTTGTCAGTGTCATCCACTGAATCAATGCGAGCGAACATATCGGCATATGAAGGTTTTGCTACAATACCTGTTTCATATGGGGTTTTTGCTTTTTCATATAATTTATTGCTTCGCTTCTGCTCGTCTTCTTTAACCTTATCCCAATAACTTGAACTATAGATGTTGTTCATTGATGGAATGTCATTGTCATTTGAATATAAATCCATTATTAACCTCTAATGAATAAAGGAAAAAAAATAGTAAATATATTATCTATATCACTCAACACTCAAAGTTATATAAGAAATTATTACTCTATTAATTAAATATGAGTATTGAAAGTATTGCATTAAAATTAAATGATTTGCATAGCAAATTAAAACTCAATAATGGTAATTTTAGTGAAGAATATCCTGAGCAAGAAATGGCGGTTATGTTTATTGAACCGGAAGATGTCGTTTTAGAATTAGGAGGTAATATTGGGAGGAACTCTTGCATTATTGCGTCTCTCTTAGCGGATAGCGCCAGCTTAGTGGTATTTGAAACAGACCCTAATATTGTCCCGCAACTAACAGAGAACCGGGATTTAAATGATTTCAAATTTCATATTGAGGATTGCGCGATATCCAAAGCAGAATTATATCAGTCTGGTTGGGTTACTAAAAGCGCCGATGTAATAAACAGTTATGAATTAGGGTCTTGGCTGAAGGTTAAAAATGCTACTTGGACGGATATAAAAAGCAGATACTTTAAACATAAATTTGATACTTTGGTAGCCGATTGCGAAGGAGCGCTTTATTATATACTACGGGATGAGCCTACATTTTTAGAAAACTTTAAAAAAATTATAATTGAAAATGACTTTAATGATATGGATCATAAAAATTTCGTAGATAATGAGTTTAGAAGATACGGTCTCAAGCGTGTTTATGCAAAATCTGGTGGTTTTGGTCCGTGCTTTGGGTTTTTTTACGAAGTATGGCAAAAATAATTATTAATTTTAGCTATTGTTAGTTATTATTTTTGCATTTAGTTAGAGCATTTTACACTGGGATACATAGATCCATAAGGGTATCCTGGAGCATATGATAAATTATCTTTTGATTTATTTTTCCACTCATCTAAATTTTTTATTAATTTAGTGCTATTATCCTGCGGTAAAAATCCTGATTGGTCTTCCGGTAATTCAATGCACGGCACATGGTTATCCTTAGCAACCATTCTATAATTTACGGGGATTCTGTCAAATGCCTCAATTGCGCGTGCTTGCGGGTCAAAGCATAGCCATTCCCATCTATTAATTCCAGTCTCCTTTAATGTGCACGGCGGGTTTGAGAGACGCGTGTCTTCGCGAGGTATAATGCAGGAGCGCGGCTTATCAGCTCCCTTGATATTGCATCCGGTTGGTTCATATCTACCTGGTAAATATTCATCGGCATTACACTTGGTATTCTTATAATTTAAACCGAGGAGTTCGCTCGAATCATCAACAGCCTTTTTCATACTGCAAGTATTTTGTCCGTAAGCTTGGTATCTTAGAGCGGGGTCATTTGGCACATCTTGGAAACATTCAACGCAATCGTTATAGGGAGTTTCAAGCTGGTATAAACCGGGCCCTACGGCTCTTTTCAATTGCTCCTTATAACTGCAACTGTCATAATTCAACCTCGTATCTATATATTGGTTCATATCTAATAAAATAATATATTATTTTATACATAAATAAATAGATATGCTTATATTACCATTATTTGCTACTTATTTAGAAACATTAAATGGCCAGCCAATGAATAGCCAGCCATATGCGACAGAGAGGTTTCATAATGAATATAACAATGAATATGACCGGAATGGCAACCTCGTTGAACTAAATGTTGAAAAATACGATATAATTAGCGCGCTATACTTACTAATGCGAGGATATAACGCAAATTATTACTATAGATGGGGTATTATGGATTATATATGCGTGGCTCTGCTATATATTTTAACATTTATTATATCAGTATTCGCGGCATATCTATCATATTCCTGCACCTGGAAAGGGATTGTTTCTAATATTGTCGCGAGATTATTATTCGCGTTTGCGGCATTTATGCTTGGGCCTTTTTATTTATTGTGGTATTTCTTCGTGAATTATTTAGGTAGTATGTGCTAAAAACATAAAAATAAATTATTGCCCGGATAAATCCAAATCTTCTAATTCTTATCCTAATTTTAACTGCATTTATTATAGTTAATATGAGGGGGTAAAGGAACTTCGCGATACATTATTGATTGACAAGCGGGGAGATGAAGCATTGTCGTATCAATTGGAGCAGTCTTGTCATTTTTGATTATTCCATCATTGGTGGGGACATATTGATTTGTCCCGCATTTAGAAATAATACGGGTCTGTCCTCTTAATTCACTGTCTAAATCTACTAAATTTCCTTGAACATGTGAAACCGCAGTTCCACCGACAAATCCTAATTGGTGTCGGCATTTATTTATATGTTCGTATCTATATGGCGAAAGAAGATAACTTAGCGTGCTAACATTATCTTGCAAGTCTTGTTTGTAAGAACAGGTATCGTATGTTGTTCTATTAAAACTCATATTATCTTCTATTATATAATATTTTTTTTAATTATATAGAAACATTTTTATTGCGGCCAACCCAATTGCAGTTTTTATTAAATTCAGCGCGATGTATATAGGAGCGCGTATCTTCGCCTCCGTTTGTCCAAACTGGCACAATATTTTTAGGGTCTTGGATGTCTTTCATAAAATCTAATAAGGGTATAAAGTTATTCATCTCTTTTTCCATTATTAGTTTTTTGCATTGAAAGGGGTTAGTGTTTGTTCCTTCAATAAGGTTTAACTCTTCTCCTATATTTCCAACGCCGCATCTAAGACTCGGCCCTGAAGTGAAAATGCGGTTGTTTAATTGTATCCTGCATTTGTCATTTGTCATACCATCGGGATTATTGCGAAGCGCCGAATAATTATCTATAAGGCAATCATCCGCCAAACCATACCCTGGGCGTCCGCGTAAATTAGGATGTAGCAAATAACCGTCCGTCATTCGCACATTGGGATTTTCGCAATCTACGAAATTATTTGGGAGCAAATTATACTCCGATATTTTATTGTTATTCAAGTCTTTAGCGGTTTTCCAGCAATCGTCAGAACATATACTTGTTGATGATTCAAACATATTATTATTCATTATCTATTTGTAAATAATAAATAAAAAATTTATTAATTATCCTTAATATATTGCTTATCACATTTTTCTAACATATCGCTTTTTATATCAAACTTTATAGTATCATATCTCTGCATATACTCTTTATCCAGCTTGTGGTTTTTATATTCGTGAATTTTCCAATCATCGCTATTACTACTTATACCGACTGTTTCATCTATAGTATTATCAACCTTATATATCTTGTTAAATGATTCATTCATTTCATTCATTTCATTCATATCCCTTATTACTTTAATATTACCTACAGTATCCTCATCATTCGTGTCGCATATCTCTCCGCTATTCATTACATTCTTTACTTTGTAATGCAATAAGTTCTCTTCACCCTTTTCATTTTTAACATAGTCCTTGTATTCTAATTCGCGCGTAGAAATACCTTCGTGAGTTTCAATATTATAGGTTATTGATGTAGACTTTTTCATTATATATAATATTTATTATTTATTATTTATATATTATAATTGAGTGAATAAAAGTAAATAATATAAATAATTATTAAAGGATGAAAATAAATAGACAGCGACCTAAAAGTCTCCCTGCAATTTCAAGAAGTTCTCTGCCTTCATCTATACAGCGACAAAGTCTTCCTGTAATTTCAAAGCAACCCCTTTCAACACCTAAACCAATAACACCTTCTCTAATATATTCGCCAGCTAAATCTAAAGAATCTTCGCAATCTTCGCAATCTTCGCAATCTACAAATAGTCCTATGCGTTCTCCGCAACCATCTGCTAAAATAAATGTAATTCTTCCTGTTGATTTATTACAATATGATGCTTTATTATTACAAACATATACAGTTCCTGTAAAATTAATAGCAATAAATTATATTTACCTTATATATACTATTATTTATAGTTTTTGTAATAATATTAAAAATATATTAGAAAGGATAAATGATGTAGACTATCTACAACCTCCGCTATTTAAAAAAACTGCGATAGAAAGGTTAATTACTTTAAAAAAATTTATATTAGAGGAGCAATATAAATATAAGGCATTGGACGGTTCTATAATTCATATTGATGACAAATATGCACTTATAAAAATGTTAGTTAAAAAAATAACTATTGACACTGAAGGCGACCTTTACGATTATTTACGAGTTTACCTAAGAGAATTGAAGTATGACCCAAAAAGAATAAAAGATACTACAGATAGAACCTGGAAAAGCCTCAGGAATATACATAGAGATGACAAATTACAAAGTTATATAGATAGAAATATCTTTACACCAAAAATACGCTCAAAAATTATAAGCTGGTTTGATAATATAAATATAGAAATTGTTAATAATAAATTAAAATCTCAATTTAAAATGATAGAAGAATTAATAAATATTCTTAATGATATATGGGATGATGAGAAAACTAAAGAAGAGTTTATAAAATTTATTTTAAAAACACAAAAAACATCAGGTATACAGAGTGGTGGAATGCTAAGTTTTTTACGGTCAAATCGTGTTTTACCAGAATCAGATCAAGTAGCACCTATGAATATGCGTGCAAAAACTGGAAGAAGCCAGCAAATCATTAAATTATATAACAGCATACGACCCCGAACAAATCGCGTTTTACCCGAGCAAGTGCTACAACTACATATGTATAGGCGCGTATATATTATTAACTTCCAAAATATACTTGATTTTATCTCTCTGCTCAAATCTTATTTAATTGAAGTAAATGATAAAATGATTAAAAGGTATAATAATAATTTAATAAGAGATGATGCAAAAGAATACATTCATTTATATAAGGAAAAAAAGATGATACTTGCAAAAGATCCAGAGTATAAAGATAACAGAGAGTGGATACGAATAAATGAAAGGAAACAAGGGCAAGCTCTGCTGACAAAAAAAGATGAGGACGAATTTGAAAAAACATATAAAGAAAAGATTGATGAAGAATTTAAAAACTTTGATAAAAAACCAGATAGAAAGAAAAGATATAATGAATATAAATTAAAGAAATTACCAACATTTACTGAAATGAAACAACATAATGAAGATTATATTGCATCCTATTTAAGAGGACGAAGAACTAAGTTAAAATTTAAAGAAATAGGATCAAATCATATTAAATTCCACCTTGATAATAATGTTAAGTTTATAAAAGATAGGTGTAATAGTGTTGAAAAGGAATTAGTTCACTTATTTCCTTAGCATAAACTATTATTTGTATTAAAATTATCCAATACTTTCTGTTGCTGCTTGGTATATTGCTGAAAGCAATGTTTCCTCAAGGGTAGTTTATTTTCTAAGAACAATGTATCCTCGTGAACCCAATCATTTAACTCGCGTCTGTCAACAATACAAGACTGTCCACCACCACAAGGACACATACATTTACCTGTGAGCATTATTTTGTCAATTTGTCAAATGTCAATATGATATATTTTAATAAATACTATACTATCAATTTTTATTTTTATATATTATTAGATATGAAACCTAAAGAATTAAAGGAGGCATCTAATATAATCAAGTTTCCTATGAGATATTTGCCAAAGATGCTTAATAAAAAAGATAATGAAAAACAATTAAAAATGCTTAGAAAATCTCAAGAACAATACAAGAAAGGTCAATATTATACGAGAGAGAAGGTGGCGTCATTTAAGAATAAGAAGTCAAACCATATAGCAAATGCGCGCAAAATATACAATATTGAAAACATTACACCTACCAAAGAGTTAGCATTAAAAACCGGCTGTAATTTAGAAACACTAAATAAAATTCTCAGGAAGGGCGAAGGTGCTTACTTTTCATCTGGCTCGCGACCTAACCAAACTGCACAATCTTGGGGACTCGCAAGATTAGCGAGTGCTCTAACATCTGGAAAAGCGGCAGCGGTTGATTATAAAATAATAAGCGAAGGATGCGATCATAAGAAGAAGGCCTTTATATTAGCAAATAAAGCGAAGCAAAAATATAGAAATGGACATACATCCTCAAAGAAAGTTGCTATACAGATATAAAATATAAAATATAAAATATTTTATTGCAAATCTCTACAAACTTTTAATAAACACTTATCAAATAATGCATTCCTATCTTCATCTTCATTGCAAACATTATTATATACTTCAATATTTTTTGATTTCAAATTTGAATTGCTCGTATCAACAATAGTATCCTTATTAAAACACTTAGTGCATCCTAATATTACTATAATTTTGTATTTAAGGAGCGGATATTTACTCAGTAATACGCTATCTAAACTTTTGGCATCTTCGTGATCATCTGTAATATTACTATATTTACCATTTTGTTCTTCGTGATGATAGCACATATGCCCCTTTCTAATAAAGAGGATATTCTCTCCTGTCTTCTCACATTCTTCAAATATATTAGTCAGTCTCGCGCATCTCCTAAAATACTTTTCTTTGTCTGCAGTAATTGCATTGCTATTTTCAATATTTTCAAAGTCGTGATGAAAATAAATGTCATGTTCATTAATTCTTTCCTTACTCAAAGGCTCTGTAAATCTCTCAAAATTACAATCAATACATTTAGATACCCCATTATATGAAACATTCCAATCAAACGGGAGCGACATTTTTCGCAAATTATATTTATTTAAAAAGTTTGCTACATCACAATCAATCCCAATAGATACAAATATCATTTTAGAATATAATGAATAAATATATTATATATATAATAAATATAACAAATAATATATATTTATATCATTTTTGAAAAAATAAATATTCATAAATGAACATAAATATTCATAAATGAACATAAATATTCATAAATGAACATAAATATTCATAAATGAACATAAATATTCATAAATGAACATAAATATTCATAAATGAACATCATTATATATGCACGGAACTCCTAATGTCATTAAATATGTTATCATAGCATGTTAGACCATTCTCTTTACACGAAGGCCCAGTATTATAAAGCCAATCGCCTAATTTTTCTCGCTCATTTGGTATGGTTGTTGAGGGCATTGTATAAAATTGGCGTGGCAATAGTGATTTACTATATAAGTCGTCAGTCTCGCGGAATACATTCTCATTGAAATACTCATTCATACTTTTATTTATTTTAGAGTTTTCAATAGAACACGATGAAAACATATTGTTATTTTCATCGTATTTACTATCTAATATATTAGGGTTCATAAACGGATTTGATTTTGTCGGCTTAATACACTTTTTATTATCTATAATATCCAGATTATTTTCATTTAAATACTTTTCTATTTGCTTATTTTTGTCAGTTTGATAATTATATATAATTATAGAAATTATCATAATAATTAATACAAATAAAATGTATTTTGAATCATTAAAAACTAAGGTTAAAATAATTCCTAAAAATAACAATCCCCTTATTATTGCATTAAGTTTATCTTCAAAAGACATATTAATATCAGGAATTAATATCGGTATTGTTAATATATTTAAATTATCTAACCAAAACATTATTTTTTGTTCTTATCCTAATATCTATATTATTTTTTAATTACTATCTTATCATTTATTCATCAGCCTCTCTTCGTTTAGCGAGCTTTGATTTAAGCCTATTTGCGGTCGCCAGCTTTTTAAGACCAGGTTTATTTACAGCCTGCCGAGAACCTCCTTTCTGCCCCTGTCCTTGATTCATATTACCCATCATATTCTTGAACATATCCATTCCTTCCTTATTATTCATCATAGAACTCATCATATTCATCATAGATGACAAATCAGGTTGGCCACCACCACTACCACCACTACCGCCACTACCGCCACCCGCATTCGTAGCAGCACCCTGTCCAGCACCTTGTCCCTGTCCTTGATTGGGGTTGCCAAATATACCACCTGGCATTGCTGAAGCAAACTTAATAGCATCTTGAAGAAGGTTCTCTTGCTTTAATTCGCCGCTTGAGATTTTATTAGCCATTTTTCTGCTAACATTAGAAATAAGTTCGCTAAAGCCACTGTCCGGATCGCCAATAGCCTTTAGAATATCGCCATTCTCCCCAATAGATTTTTGCAGCTTTTCAACATCAACATCTTCTAATATTTCCTTGGCAAGTTTCCCAAGCATAGTTCCTTCCATTTGCGACATATCAATGCCGCCGGTTTCCTTGTTCTTCTTTGTCTTTAGCTCGTTCAATCGCGCAATTACTTTGCGGTGAAGTTCATTAGATATAGTATCAAGACTGATTTCATTCTTAGTATCTTGTAGGACAGATAAATACAGTTTAACATCGTCATCGCTCAATTCATCCATAAACAGATAGAATACGGAGAAAAAATGATGACATAAATAATCATCATTTACAAGTTTTCTAATAGCAGATACTGAAATATTTTTGTATATGCATACATCCTTCACATCGTCTGCGAGAAACCAATCATTAGACCCATTGATATCATCTATATTAGTATAAGAAGCCCAAAAATCTTCCGGGATAGATTTAACATAGATGACATATTCGTCAGACGATTTGTCAAGAGTAATATAATTATCCCTTATTACTTTCATTATACCCTTTCCAAATGCGTGATCGTCATTGCCTTTATCACCCTCTCTCAGCGCTTTAGCAGAGGACTTGATGCGCTTTATTAAATCAATATAATATTGATTAAATATAAATTGATTTGACATTCCGTTTTAATACCGTTATAAAAATATATTATGATAATTCCTTATATATATTTTAGAACTTTTGAGAATCTCTAAATTTTATTAAGTCTTCCATTGATTGATTTGTTTTTTCACTTTTAGGTGTTGATTGCATATCATTGCCAAGGCCATTGCCAGAAATATTCTTGATACCATCAGTTATATTATTATCATTTGTTATAAAATCCCAATTATAATTTTTATCACTCAACTCCTTTGTTTCATCTTCTATTATAGAGAATTTGTCAGAAAATGATGCTGTATTTAATGTGAACGCACTCGGTTCAAGTTCATTTCCGCTATTCGTGTTATTTAAAGGAATTACTTCATTTTCCCCAGCACCACCAATACCTGCTCCTGATGCTCCGGCTATACCCGTCTTATCCATTCGGGTATTTTGGCTACTGCATAGAATACCTCTACCGGGAAGCAATAAATGGTCAAACACCGCTTTGCCAAATAATAATTCTTTGCTCGGCAATATCATAAATGCTGGCACTGAATGGATTTTACTTTCAATATTCATATTTTTATTGCGCAAATCATCTATAGAAACCAGTTTTATTGATTTATCTTTGTCATATCTTTTAATGTGCTCCAATAACATTTTACAATGATTACAAAAAACACTATAAAATAATATCATTTATACATATATTTATAAAAATAAATTTTCTTTATATAATAATATCTCATTATATCAATTATATAACAATTCTATCATTCTACTTTTTCAAATATGCACCAGCGATTGAATGAGCTAAAGCGTTTTAGGTCTTTGTTTTCGTCCTTATCAAGCTCTATAATGGCTTTGTGAAGATTTTCTTTTGTCTCCATTAATTCATCTATATTGCTTTTAAATTTATTAAAAGTATCAGTGAACATCTCGCTTTCTTTAACAATTAAGCCAAAATCCTTGCATTTCTCTATTAAAAATCTATAAGATACAACATATTCAGGAATTAGCTTGCTTGTCGTCTCAAGAAACACATTTATCTTCTTATTAAACGCGGATGTTTCATTCTTATCATAGGCTCTTAATATAGCCCAAATGGGCTCACCCCTATCTTCTTTGCGTCCTGATAATTTTTTAAATCCCTCTATCTTATCTCCGCCATTATTTTCAATCTCCGTTTCAATCTTTTCGCCATCCATAAAAGTGCAGAAGAATACGCCACCACTATTTAATAGTTGGCTAACATTTAACAAAAACCCGTCAAGCATATCCTCATTCTTAAAGAAATAGTGGATACCAAACATACAAGAACATACATCAAACCCATTTGCTCCGCGTCCAATAATTTTGTTAAATTGAGTTTCGTTCTTTTTATTTTTTTTGCCAAATACCATCTTTAATACATTGTAGCTTTCCTTGTCATCTATAGCAGCATCATCATTAATAGCGCATTCGCCAGTAATTATTGACTTGGCGCAATCTCCTACTGCAAATACCATATCAGGGAAGTGCATATTTTTATTACGCATATTTGTAAAGAACCTCTTCCTCTCGCGTAGTAATCGCGAGTAAGCACCGTGATTTGGGCTATATATATTATTTTTTACTAAATCAACACCTAATACAAACCGATACTCATTCTTAATCCAGCGATTAAGGTCTCCGCCCTGGCCGCACGCCAATTCTACAATAGATCCTTTCCTCGGCGGTTTAGAATAAAGCAGCTCTTTTATTCCGTGATTGTGAAACACCAACATTTGATGCGATAACCGCGCTTCATTTTGGATAGTTCGCGAATAATAGATATCATTGGTGCTTAGCTCAGCTACATCCATATTATTAACAATACGCTCATTCCCTATAATATTACTTTGAGAGATTGGGTTATGTATTGATCGCCAGATATTGCAAGCTACACTAAAATCATTTAGTGTCTTTGACAAAACACCTTGTCTGTATATACGCGTTTTGTCTTCCCTTACTCTCATCGGTTTCCAGCGCATTGAAGGATTTGCTTCGCTACTATCATAATTAAATTCCACAATAATCTCGTCATCTATTTTATCGCCGTTATCACATCTAATCTCTTTGTTTGCTTGTAATTTAATTAGCGAACGCTCAATACCTTTTTGATAATAATATTCAGGCTTAAACAATTGGCACACATATTTTTCTCGCTCCTTTATTTTATCTTTATACTTATAAAAGTTATAAATATAATTAAATACATCTGTCATATTATAGTTTTCTATCTGTGATGCATTATACCCAACATATAATTTAAATTCAACATAACTAATAGTATCAATTGTTATAATATCGCCTTTCTTCACTAAAAAGTCAATGCTATTTTGCTCGGGAGGTTTCCATTTTAATACTTTGTTCCATCCAGGTTTTTCAGTAAGCGGCTCAGGTTTATTGGCATAATTAGAATATACTGCGAGTTTAGCCGGTGTAAATATTAGCCCATCAATTTCATAGGGATATGCATTGTTAGTTAGTATGTCTTTGCAGTCATTTAAGATATCTTTTGAATATAGGTGCTTTTTAACAATATAATCAATAGCAAATTCGCTCTTGCTTTTTAATAGCTGCTCGGTTTTTACTAAGTAATCATATCTACATTGAGAACCAGAACCCGAACCCGAACCCGAGCTATCCGGTTTATCAGTATTACTTGCGATTAAAGGGAGTTGCGTTATTTTCTTACCATTATAATAATAAATGTCAAATGATGCATATAGCCCTACAGAAGAATTGTCTATCCGCTTATTACAGGTTATATATTCACCGTCTATAAGAGTATTATATAAATCGCTTGTGCTTTTAAGACCAGTGTCAATAACTTGATGAGTATTATTAATTAAATAAACGCCGCCAGTGCTATTTATATACATTAAAAGACGCTCACCATCAGCCTTCTCGGTTACTGTATATTCTGTTAAGATGCTTGTGATTCCATATCCGTGCTCGTAATCGCTTGGATTTAGCATATTCATCCGCTCAAGCGTAAAAGGTTTAGGCGTTAATAGCGGCGGCTTCTTTTCATCATATCTCCTTGTGTAAATATCGTTTTTAATAAGAAGCCCGTAATCTTTTATGACATCAAGCTGCTGATTTTTGGAAATTATAAAGCTATTTAAATGCAACGCTTGCTCCATTTTAATAATCGCGGGTATTATATTATCTGTATCAGTATTTGTTATATCAATGTAAAACTCATATTGCTGTGTTTTATTAATGATTTTTGATTTATTAAGTGCTGTATGATACTCATTATCGGTCGCTTCATAATGATCACGGTCGTGTCCTTTGCATATATTCACGATGTATTTAATATTAGTCTTTTCATCGGTATAACTAATAAATTTATTGATTTTAAAGTATTTCCTCATATTATCCCAGTTAATTACGGGATTTATTTCGGCATCAAATTTGGACTTCCTAATATTTAAAAAGGTTAGGCTTGAATCAAAAAGTGTATTAACAACATTTTTAGAAATTAAACGGTGATTATACCAAGAAATATAATTGTCGTCGTGTTTATAATTATTATTATTACAATAATATAGTATTCTCTTGGGACTTTTAATAGTTAATAGTATATCATTGGAATACACATACAATACTTGTTGCTCACTATCTTCTTTGTAGCCCTCTGTTTTCATTATACTTACAAAGTTATAATAGTTATCTTCAGACCATAAATCAGTTCCCTCTACTTTAATAATATTTTCCATATTTTCCTCTCCGTTCATTGATATATTATCTATAATTGTGAAGATAGGATCGTCTTTTGATATTTCCATATTATCTATTATTATCTAATAAATATAGATATTATAGATTTATATATCATTTTTTATATAAATAAAAAAAATGATATATTCATATAGATAAATTACATTAATAAAATGTCAAAAATGTTTATGCCTATCAAATTTAATACTACTATAATATTGACACCCAATGAATTAAATAAGAATTTTGAAACTACTATTTTGACAAAAATTAGAGCGACGCTTGAAAATAGTTGCAGCAAGCACGGGTATATTAAAAAGGACAGCATTAAAATAATTAAAAGGACGCCCGGGTATATCAAGGAATCGCATTTTAATGGTAATATTGCGTATGATTTAAATTGCATTGCAGAAATTTGTAATCCGGCGCAAGACTCTATGGTAAAATGCGTTGTTAAGGCAAAAAACAATCTCGGTTTGCTCGCTATAGGCAAATACGAGGATATGGCTATTTTAGAAGTAATAATTCCCAAGATAAGTTCAGGAATACAATCAGATGTTAATATTGACAATATTAATATAGGCGATGAAATCAATGTTATTGTTTGTGGTAAGAAATTTACCCTATATGATAAAATGATATCTATTATTGGTAAAATTATAAAAGATAAGTTTGATGATGATATTAGCGTTATTGAAGAAGACGAAGATGACAGTCCTTCAATTGACGACGAAGAAGAGGATATATTGTCATATATGGACGATGAACTTGGAGACGACAACGAAGTATACGAGGAAGAAGAAGACGACGATGTTGATAATGTAAGGAAAATCATTACAATAGACGAAGAGAATGATAAGCTTAAGGGAGGAGAGTTTAGCTTATTTGAAAATGACGAGGAAGAAGAGGAGGATGAAGAAGAATTAGATGATTTAGACGACGATTTAGATGACGATTTAGATGAAGATGTAGATGACGGAGACTTATACGGCGGAGATGAATACGAATAGATAGCAATAGATATCTATAGAATAATATTATATAAAAAAATATAACCTAATGTTATTTAATAATGAATAAAATTGATTTATGTAAAACAATACAAGCGAATGTATCTAAATTGACGGAAAGCGAAAACTTAGAACTATTCAAGATAATATTAGATACGAATGCTAATTATACTAAGAATAATAATGGCATTTTTTTAAATCTCAATTGGATTGACGAGGAATTGCTTCATAAAATAAATACTTATATTTCATTTTGCATTAAATCGCAGAATGAAATATCTAAATATGAGTTAATGAAAACATTACTGAACGACAGCATTAATATCAAGGAAAATAATGGCGAAGAAGACCCTACTATTGGAGCTGATAATAATGTAGCAAATGCAGAGGTGCAAGTAGGCACTTCGGGTGTTGCTATAAATACAACAAATCAAAAGCAAAAGTTTTCTTCAAGTATGAAATTTTATTTATTAAAAAAGAAGTTTATGAAGCAAAGTAATATATGCAATGCATGCTTAGACAACGATTTAACATACGAAGATTATTTAATTACATAAAAAAATGATATATATAATTATTATATATAATACGAAAATGATAGACATACTCTATAATAAATTAGGGGCTTCTAATGACACATCTGTTGCAGAATGGAAAGATGTTCTCCCAGACATATTTAATAGGCATTCGCAGCATTCGCAGCATTCGCAGCATTCGCAGCATTCGCAGCATTCGCAGCATTCGCAGTATTCGCATAATAAACATGTAAAACCCATTATACCAGATAAGCCTAAAGAAGTAATAAATGTTATACCGGAAATAACAGAAGAGCCTTTATCTCAGCCACAACAGTTGCCTACAATATTGGCTAAAAATAAAAGGAGAGATGTGAAAGATACCAAGAAGGATACCAAGGATACCGCTAATAAACCGCTTAATATTATTATTAGCGAAACTACTTCATTTCATAATTCAACTGAATACATAAAAGAAGCGCTAATTACAATGATATCTAAGGAGGAATTTACAAAGGTATTTGGGCTAACAAAGTGTGCTGAAATAATGTCTGGTATTGTAAATAATAGGTGGAATAAATCTACTGCATTATTTATATCTTTCTTGCTTGATAAAGAAGTGTATTATAATGACAAGGTTTTAATTTATAATAAGGAGAAAAATAAAGGAAGGATTACTATTACAAAAAATATAGTTTGAATTTATTGTATTTACTTTCCAGGTTTGGGTTTATATAGAGGATATAATATAAGTTTATTTTTATTAAGTAATAAATTAGCAATATGACTACATAGTAATCTCTTATTTTTCATCTTTATGTTAGCATTTGATACTTGCAATAGCTGACTTAAAAATGTATTATGATCTTCGTCAGTATATGTATCGCAAACTCTCCCTGTTTTCTTGCCATCTCCTGGTGAAAATAATTTTAATATATATTTATTCTTAGCACGAACTATAATACCCCACGCAGTTTTTTCATTAGTCATATCATTAGGAACATATATATTATTATTAATGCGATTGCTAAAAAACTCTTTAATATATACTGAAGCAGGTCCTACATTTTGCTCATTATTTGTTGTCGTATTATAAAGTTTGATATTCTTTTTAAGCTTTATTACTTGCATCTCGTCAATATGTTTTAAATATTCAGTATAATTTTTGTAATTTTTAATAACCTTCTTGTCATCCTCCTTATATTGAATATATGTATTGTCATCTTCGGCATTATCGTTATACATATTAATATACCCAATATATTCATTGTCATTATCGCGATATGAAGGTATATCATTGCTTTTTATTAAAATACCCTGTTTATATAAACAATCGCATATAAACTGAATATTCCTATCAAATATATCATCGGTCGCATTTGTTGCTGCTGCTACAGGGGATGACAAAGGATAATATCTTAAAATATAATCTATTAATATTTTGAAATCCTCTGCAGTTATTTTTAAATATAGAGATATTATGCTTTTATTTATATCCTTATAATCAATATCTAATTTATCAATTACTTTTTGCAGTGCTTTCTTAGCAGTAGCATTCGCAGCCCCTACAGCATCTCCAGCATCAGCAGCATCACCATCTCCAGCATCACCATCTCCAGCATCTCCAGCATCAGCATCTCCAGCATCAGCATCTCCAGCATTACCTTTATCAAAATTTTTTATTAACAATTCGTTGTTATACCTGATAATCTTATTTTTTTTTGCAGCCTCTATTGGGCTTATTAGCAATCCATCTTTATATCTTGTAATATACATTTTATTAATAAATATGTTAGGATATATAATGTTTTTAATAG